ATGATGTTATTGTTACGCCTAAGAAGCTGAATAGCTGCGTTGCTACTGAATCCCGTCGTGGTGTTCTGGAAATTGCAACGCAAGCAGAGACTAACGAAGGAACAGACGATACCCGCGCTATTACTCCTAAGAAATTAGAAGAACGTCGCGCTAGTGAAACGCTGGCAGGGATTGCGGAGATTGTTACTTCCGGTGGTACTGCTGCAACTGTACGTGGTCAAGCTGGTTCCGGTATCTATGATATCAATGACCATGCTAAAATTGTTACGCCTCATAACCTGAATGAAGTTAAAGCCACTGAAAAATCTCGTGGTGTAGGTTATCTGGCAACTGATGCCGAAGTACAGGGAGCAACGGAAACAACGCCGCAAGATGCATTATTCATTACTACCCGCACCTTGACGAAGCGTACTGCTACCGAAACGCGTACTGGCATCGCTGAAATTGCTACGCAGGAAGAAACCAACTTAGGCCAAAGCGATAACCATATTGTAACGCCTAAAAAGCTACATACCCGCCGCGCAACCGAAACATTGCATGGTCTGGCAGAGATTGCAACTCAACCGGAATTTGATGCAGGTCGTGATGATGCTCGCATTTCTACCCCATTGAAGATTAAAACCTTCTTTGAGAATGCGCAGCGACTGAAAGTAGATCCGACTCAGGGGCTTAACCTTACTGGTGATTTGTGGCAAGGTATTACCATTCGCGGTCTTGATGCCGATGAAACAACTAAAGGTGTTGCGAAAGTCGCTACTGTCCAGTTAACCGACGCTGGCGTAGATGATACCACTATCATTACTCCTAAGAAACTGCATAGCAAGAAATCAACGGAAACCAAAGAAGGGATCATCCGTGTTGGTACTCAAGCGGAAACAGTTGCCGGGATTCTTGATAATGTAGCAGTTTCACCGAAGAACTTCAAATATGTTGTTCAGGTTGATGATACATGGAAAGCGACGGAAGCACGACGCGGTTTTCTGAAAGTATCAACGAAAGAAAACTGTTTCGTTGGGGATAATCTCGCTGGTTCTACTCAAGCACTTGACCAGTATCTACATGACGGAATTGCTGTTACTCCACGCGGGTTAAACTATGCTCTGGCTAATTTCTTGCCTAAGATGGCAACCGCCCAGAATAGTTTGAAATTAGGCAACGTAGAAGCCTCTAAATGGGCGCGTAGAGACGTAGATCAGGTCATCGAGTCCAACTACACCTTCAATAAAAATGTTAACGTGAAGGGCGATTTAGAGTGCTTAAAATCGGGATCGTTTGAAACGCTGTATGTGACCAAAAATTCAACGGATGAAGCGAGCACCGGAAACCTTGTATTGGGTATTCGTGGTCAAAATGGTCATACCGGAATTGCACTACACGGCACAACCGGAGACATTGAGAACTCATGGGCTATGTTGGTAGGTGGTACTGGCACAGCACAGTTAACCAGTCCTACTGCCATTGCATTCGGGGCGATCGATGACATTGGAGCAATCGATCACTATGCATTTGCCGTTGAACGTAATGGCGATGCAGCCGCATATCAGGACTTTATCGCAGGTCGTAACCTGTATGCTAAAGAAGGTGGCTTGTACATCGTCGACCACGAAAACGCAGCAATGACTTACTCAGGCGGTATTCTACATATCGGTCACGGTAAAGTCAATATCAAAGCAGGTTATCAGGAACTGACTACCGAAATTGCAGGGCAGAAATATCAGATTGTTCATAAAGGAAATGCTGATGATGTTTTAGATCGTCAATTTGTCAAGAATGCTGGCGATACTATGGTCGGTAAACTGATTATGGACAATGCCCCTATTGTCTCTGTTAAACACGAAGCAAGCGCAGCAACTGCACCAGCCGTGGGTAATATCGGCTTCTGGAATATGCGCGTGACTACTCCGTCGATCCGTGATTCTTATCCTGAAAAGAAAAACGGCACATTGATGCAATGGGGTACTGATGCTGATGGCCTTACCCAGATGTGGTCGCCTGATGGCACTCACAAACATTATATCCGATCTGGTACTGGTGGTCAATGGTCTGCATGGGGTGAAATCTACACCAAACAGAACAAGCCTACCGCTCAGGAGATCGGTGCAATGGTTGCAGATGGCGGTTTAACCAACTCTATGACCGTTCGTGATTGGGTAAAAATCGGTAACGTGAAAATAGTTGCTAATAGCCTGACTCGTACAGTTGACTTTATTTGGGAAGATTAATTTAAGGGGGCTTTGCCCCCTTTTGGAGTATATTATGTCAGAAGAAATCGAATTGCGCAATGCCGGAATTAGATTTGCTCACTTTGACCAAGATTCTGCAACATTTACTAGCATTTCAGAAAACAACTCTGTAATGTATAAGCTGGAAGTACGCGGATCTAATAAGGATTCGACTAAACCAGCACGGATCAGGTTCAATGGTGTGGAGATTACTGGCACTGGTTATCAAACTGGCTTAAACTTTAAAGTATTAACACCAACCGGACAACTACACGAGGAAAAAGTATTTTATGGTCGTGGTGCTGCCTTAGCCATGCGTGATTATCTCCGTAATCTGAAAGGGGATTATATCATTGCTATGGCTTCACACGGTGAGCTAATGGAAGATCCGGTAAACGATGGTATCTTTGATAGTCTGGGATCAGTGTCATATCCTAACCATATTCTATTACGGCAAATGCCTCAAGTCAGTTATGCAGCAATCTATTCAACTAAAATGGGTAAGATTGTTTGTGAAGGTATGCAAGCCTCACACGGGGCAGGACAAGATTCATCTATCCAGATCGAGAAAGTCTATGATACAATAGATGATCTGGCAATAACCGGAATCCCTCAGCGATTCTTAGATTATCCGGTGGAATACACCAGCGAAGATGCAGAACACTTTGAATTAATCCAATGGCCTAAAAACGAAATATCCGCGCCTCTGACGGACTTTCATATTAAGGCAGGGGATAAGCTGGCTATTTCATTTGAGCTATTCAGAGACGCTGCTGCGGCCTCTGCTGGCGTCACAGCAAGGTTCTTTCACCAATACTATCTCGATGGAGTCTATAAAACTGGTGTACGCTATAACGCAAGCAAGAAAGACCAGTGGGAAAGATTCGAGGCTGTTTATACAGTACCGGAAGGAGTTGATAGTGTCTCCACTGGTTGTATAAGATACCCGACTAACTCCAACGAAGGGATCGTTAAAATCAGGAATGTACTAATAACACAGATTAGCGGTGTGGTCAAGACTGATGGTCCTACTTCCTTCGGTGTTAACGGCGTTAGAACTACTCACATTCAGGATAACGGAGACTTTAGTAATCCGGTTATGAGTCTGCTTAAATTGCCACTTACTAACAAACATATCACGTCCAATAACTTTAAAGAATTTGATGTTGATTAACCAAAAAGCCGATCCATGTGGTCGGCTTAATTTTTATGTGTTGGTTAAAAATGCAGCAAAAACGTCAAGTATATTGACATGAAAGATACACGTTCGTGTAAAAATTAATCAGCACTAGATAGTGCCTCCGGCACTCGCGAAGCGATAAATTTTACTTAATTTTATAAATACTCAGTATTATAACTAAATTTGAGGAAATGTTATGGCAGATTTGAAACATGGATCTACGGTAGGAGGATCTCCGATTTGGACGCAAGGCAACTTGACGATCCAACCAGCGGGAGATCAACTATTCTATAAAGGTCACAAGATCTATACTGCTTCCGACCGTCCTAGTGCGGGTGATGTTGATTCCGTTAGTGCCACCGAAGGAGGCACATTTCAAAGAAAGGTTCATTTCGATGAAGGATTGAGTGTAGGAAGTGCATCTGCGGGAGAGACAAAGAAGAATGGCATATTCCCCGGTCAAAGCGATGCAGCTAACTTTGACGGCGTAAGCTGGGGTTTGCATTCATGGAAGTCAATTGGCTTTGTAAATGCGCGTGACGGCGTTATAATGGCATATATGGACACGACCACGGGTGACTTTAACACTAAAGGTTCCGTAAATGGTGTGAACGTCAAAGATTCAGGTCAACGTGTCTATAGTCCGGTTAATAAACCAACGAATAATGACTTAGATTTAGTTTCTCGTCGTGGTGATACTCTCACCGGAACTTACAATCTAAACACTGTCACCGTTAAATTATCGGTTGATTCTAAGTTGATTGCAAGGGATCGTGATTTAATTAACTTTGATGCATCTAAAATTTATTTTGGTAACGTCACAGATTCCTTAGTATTCCGCAGTAAAGCGGAGCCATTAATTTATGTTAATGGCAAGGAAGGTAAATTTTATCACACCAATAATAAACCGACTAAAGCCGATGTAGGATTGGGTAATGTCACTAATGACGCACAGGTTAAGCGTGCTGGTGATATCATGGAAGGTACTTTGCAAGCACCTAAAATGCTTGTTACTACCGATCCTGCTGGTCCGAATGAACTAGTTCGATTAAGCTACTTTGAGAAAAAATCAATGGTAGCTAATCCTACGATCATAGGTACAGTAGATTGGAATACACTTATTGATCGCGGGATCTATCGTGTAGAAAATGCTGGATCTGGTGCAAACCGTCCAGCGGCAGATTATTACTATGGTGTGTTAGTTGTATATCGTCCAGAAGATGCCACCGGAACACGTCGAATTGTTCAGGTTTACTATCCTGAATCAGATAACCATCCTGTTTGCTGGCGTTCGTGCTCTAATGATTCATGGACTGCGTGGAACTATATGGACAACCGCAAACGCGCTGATACACGTTATGTAAACGTCTCAGGCGATACCATGTCTGGTGCGTTGACTGTTCCTGCTGCAAACGGCGTTAGGACGGCTAAGGGAACGTATAACGGTGATGGTTATTACGCTGGCCTAAACAGTGCTGATGGCACGGCTATGATTCATCGTATCAGTGATATTAAAGCAACCGAAAAAATCGGCATTACATCTGATTCTAAAGCTGTATTTGTTCGTGCTAAAAATAACACACAAACGCCAGAAACTTTAGAATTATATCACGAAGGCCATAAACCTACTCCAGCCGAAGTAGGGGCAGTTGCATTAAATGCGGTAATTGATTTTGGTACTTTCTAATTTTATGCGGGGTGAGATTCCCCGCTTTTTCTAAATAATATTATTCTAATAACCTGTTAAGGATTTTATAAAATGGCAGATTTAAACAGAATCCAATTTAAACGCACTAGCACCGCTGGGCGTAAACCTGATGCAAGTATTCTTACTCCCGGCGAATTGGCAATTAACCTTGCAGACCGCGAACTTTTTACTAAAGATGATAGTAATAACGTAATTACTCTCGGAGACTTTCGCGGTGAATTGCCGACTAATGCAAATTTAGATAATTATGGTCCGACTGGTAAATTTACTGGCATCTGGTCTAAATCAACTTCAACTAACGCGCAACCTACTCATAAATTCCCAGAAGAAAATGCCGTTGGTGTATTAGAAGTATTTGCGGGTGGTCAATTTTCTGGAACTCAGCGTTATACTGTAAGATCTGGTAACGTATATGTTAGATCTTTGTCTGCTAAATGGAATGGTGTTGATGGTCCGTGGGGTGTTTGGCGTAACGTTCAAGCGTCAACTCGTCCACTTTCACAAACGATTGACCTTGATAGCTTAGGTGAATTAGATCATTGTGGTTTATGGCGAAATAGTTCTAGTGCTATTGCATCTTTTGGCCGCCATTATCCAGAAGAAGGATCAGCCGCACAAGGATTTTTAGAAGTTTTTGAAGGTGGTTTATACACAAGAACTCAACGTTATACTACCCAAATGGGTATAGTTTATACTCGCTGTCTAGCTGCTGCGTGGGATGCTAATGCGCCTAAATGGAGAGAATGGCAGCAAGTAGGTCACGGCACGCCAGCAACTTTCTATGATGGTGATCTTAATAATTTTAAAACTCCTGGATTATATAACATCTTAGGTACAGATAAAGTTATTAACTGCCCTACAGGTGAAGGTTTACCAGCCGTTATTGTTGGTTTACTGGAAGTCAAACAGCGTGCTTCTGGTGGTGCTATTTTCCAGAAATTTACCACAGCCGGAACGGGAACTACTACCCGTGGTCGTATTTTTGAACGTGCGATGACAAATAATATCTGGGGTGATTGGAATGAAGTCTATACGTCTTATTCTATGCCTATCACATTGGGTATTGGTGGTGTTAAAACTCAATTAACAGATCTTGATTGGCAGACATTTAACTTTGTTCCTGGTGGGATGTATTGTGTGCCTTTGAACAAGATGACCAATATGCCAGCTAATATGGATTGGGGAACAATTGACGGAAACTTGGTAATGTTGGCAGTCGGACCAAGTGAGCATACAGGAACAGGTCGTACCGTTCAAGTTTGGCGTGGTACTGTAAGCCAAGCGAACTACCGTTATTTTGTCGTGCGCATTGCCGGTAATCCAGGAAGCAGAAATAACACTTGTCGTCGTGTTGTTGTGGAAGATGGTCGCCATACATGGACAGCACAACAAGATTTTAATGGCGCTGTTAACTTCGGTGCTGCTACCACTTTTAAATCTACTGCTACGTTTAATACCACGGCTAGTTTTAAAACAGAAGTTAAATTTAACTCATCTAACGCATTCCGTATGTATGGCGGTAACTTTGGTGCTTTCATGCGTAATGATGGTGAAAGCGTTTATCTTCTTTCTACAGAAGAAAATGATAAAGATGGCAGCTTTAACACAAATAGACCTTTCCGTTATGAATTAAAATCCGGTGATGTTACTTTAGGTGGTACTAGCGGCGCTAATGCTTTAAAATTAAAACGCGATTCACTCACCGCATTTTTTGGTGGTGACATTAACTTAAGTAAAGGATATTTGACGTTTGATGCTGGGCGATTATATTCTCGCGACTACTTCCGATTTAACCATTGGGGTGATAGCAATAATGCTCGTGATAACATCATTCAGTTAGAAGATAGTCAAGGCGCACATTTTTCTACTGAACGTCAAATGTCTAACGGTGCAATTAAAACTAAATTCTTTGGACAGGTTGAATCTGATGGACGAATAAAAATAAATGCGCTAGGAGATGCAATAGTCCTTAATGCTGCATCTAATTCGTCTATTCACATTCGCGCTGATGTTGCGGGTACTAGTAACTGGTATATTGGTAAAGGTGGTGATGATAACTCTGTATCAATGTATAGCTATGCTACTAAAGGTGGAATCACCATTTCTAACAACGGTGAAGTTACACTGAATCCACAAGGTAGCGGATTGATGAGCGTTAACCGCGACCGTGTACACATTAACGGTACAGGTTGGATTGCTCGACATTCTGGATCATGGAATGATCAATGGAGAGAAGAAGCACCGATCTTTATTGACCACGGTAACGTAGGATCTGATAGCTACTATCCACTTCTGAAAGGAAAAAGCAACATCACGAATCAAGGATATACTACTGCCGTAGATTTTGGTATACGTCGTGTTCCTAGCAAATGGGGGCAAGCCATCATTCGTGTTGCTTCTGCGGAGGCTCCACCAAACGCTTCTAGACACCCGCAAGCGGTATATGAGTTTCATCATGATGGTACTTTCTATTCGCCTGGTAACGGTAACTTTAACGATGTGTACATTCGTTCTGATTCTCGTCTGAAAATCAACAAGGAAGAATATCAAGCGAATGCCACCGATAAAGTAAATACTCTTAAAGTATATACCTATGATAAAGTTAAATCTTTAACCGACCGTAGTGTCATTGCTCGCGAAGTGGGTATTATTGCTCAGGATCTTGAAAAAGAATTGCCGGAAGCGGTTAAGGCATCCAATGTTGATGGTTCCGATGTTCTGACAATTTCTAATTCTGCTGTCAATGCTCTGTTGATTAAAGCGTTTCAGGAAATGAGCGAAGAATTGAAAGCCGTTAAAGCTAAACTCGCCGCATTAGAAAAGAATTAAGGACAACTCCCACGGAAGGGAATAATCTGGAGAAAGGCAATGATCTACAATGTTATTCTGGGTGCATTTTCTGGCTTTGGTGCTAAGTTATTAGGTGCACTGCTTAACGAAAAACTGCTAACTAAAGTTTTCTTTTACTGCGCTCGTCGATTGGCTAAATGTACTGATACCCCAATAGATGATCAGTTTGTTGAAGAACTCTATAAAGCATTTGATAAAGATCACAAGGAAGATAGCAACGAGCAACCAAATACCTAAATATAGGTAACTACACTATCTAAGGGCATTATATGCAAGTAGACAAAGAATCGAAAGACTTTGCTATCTCTAATGTCCTGCGCGCTATTTTCACTACTAAAAGCACGGAGTTGCTCGTACTTCGTGTTTTTGCTGCCGTCGTGTTGTCTATAATCGCATTTATTGTCTATAGCAAAGATGAACTATTCAATCTCTATAGAGAAACTCGTTACGAGACTTATGCGCATGTTCTCCAGGTAGAAAAAGACCGCAATTTTGATAATGCAGCACAGGAGCAGTTACAGATAGTTCATATATCGGCTGATGCTGATTTCTCGGCTGTTTTTAGTTTTCGCCCAAAGAATTTAAACTACTTCGTTGATCTGGTTGCCTATGAAGGAAAATTGCCTCATACCATCGACGAAAAAAATTTAGGCGGGTTCCCTATTAATAAAACGAGTGAAGAATATCGTAGGCATCTTTTAGGTAAATCATATTTTACCGACAAAGATTTCCAGTATATTCCATCGAGAGAAAAGAAGTTAGAAAATATCGATATTGGATTTGTGTATTCATGCCCTATATTCAATCTCGATAATGTCTATTCAGGGAGTATTGCCATCGCATGGAAGAATAAACCAGATATTGAGATAGATAATCTCGATACTCTCTGCAATCAATCTGCCAGAATCCTGGGAAGGATTAGATAACTTAAAGGGGAAGCCTTGCGGCCTCCCCTTCTTTTTTTATTGGCGCATAGACGCCCCTGAATCGCATTTTGA